TTCCGTGTTCACAAACTGCTGACTCATATAGTATCATATCTCCTGGCTGTGCATACACTTTATACCATTCTCCATCGTGTCCTTGAATATCTAAAGGCCAATCATCTGCATATTTTTTATTTTGACATCCGCACGTTAAATCTTTATCAACTATAATTATAGATGAAATATGATGTGTAGCAATTCTATCAACATGAGAGGCTAAAACCGCTCCTTTTTTATAAGAACGTATACCATATATGTATGAAGCCTGTAAAGGTTCTTTAATCCAATCCTCATGCGTAGAAAGAAGCTGTTCGTGTATAATACTTTTTACACTAGAAAGGTGGTCAAAAGACATAATCTCTGAATCGCCAGAGGTTATGATATCTTCTTTGCCTTCAAATTTTTCCACTGTACTTTTTTCTTTTAAAAGCTCATAAGACTCTCTAATTAAATCCCATGTTTTGCTTGGGCATTTTATAAGAGTAAAACCATTTTCACTAAATGTAGGAAAATCATCTTTACTACTAAATTCTTTTTTTACAGTTTTAGTGGATTTTGATTGATTTGCTTTTATTATATAAGATTTGTTTGCAAGCTCTTCTACGGTTTCTTGAGCATCTTGATTTACTTCTACTTTTTTAACAACATTTTGTTTGGGTGTTTTTAAAGATTCATTATATAACCTTTCATCTCCAATCCCATCCCATTTTTTTTCTCTCCACCAAGATGTTACAATATATTTTTTACCTAAATCTACCTCAACACCTTCATGCAGATATTTATCTTGAAGTTTCCCATCTTCCATATTACGCCACCATATAGCCATTCCTGGTTCAGGTTCTACAATTTTGTTTAAAGTAGGAAAGTTTGTACCCCCACCTTTCTCTACATTATTCAAATATATCATTAGAGTGTGCGTCCTATTGCCGGACGCTTTACAGTGCATATCATAAGCAGGTCCAGTAAAAAAATCATTGTGTGGTTTAAAATATTCTCCTGGTTTATATACCTGTCCCTGTAACGCTTCCCCTTTTTCTATATTTAAATTTAATTCTAAAGCTATTCTCTCATGTATATCTTTCATAAGAGGGTGATGCATATCTAAATTAGATGTGCTTGAAGTTCTGTGATTAGTAATTGAGGCTCTTTCATCTCCAGACGCTACAACTGAAGACCTGGAGTTATTGGATTCAATCATTTGTATCAACACCTCGCATTCAGCGGGTGTTAAAAAATGTTTTATTTCTTGCATTAGATTTAATTAAATTAAAATTAAAGTTACCAATAAAATATTAAATTTCAAAAGATTAAGGACACGGGGTACATAAAGTGGTAAACGTTGAACCATTCCAAAGTCTTTCATTTCCACCAATGCTCACGTATGCAGCTGAGGTATATATTACGTTACACCCAGATGTAGTTCCATAATAAACTGTTGCTGTACACAAATCACTGGTGTCAAAATAATGAGTATCAACTCTAGTTGACTGACAAGCATCTGCTCCTGAAATAGTACTCCTACTTCCTGTTAACCCAAAACAATTAATTGTTGGCGCAACAGTTGGTGCTGCAGTCGGCGCAGGTGTTGGTGCAACAGTTGGTGGTGGTGGAGCAGGTTGTGATGGAGCTGGTGTTGGTTGAGTGTTAACACATGTTGTACAATCGACATAAGCAGTAACATAAGCATTTGAATTTATTGTTGCTGGAACATCCTCTATTATATAACAGAAACCATCAGGCATTAAAACGGATTGTCCTATATTAAGTATTGTAGAAGAAACGATTTGTGTATAAACAGGTGTGCCGACACTACAAATACTTACTGAGTAATAATAATTTGAAACCACTGGAGTAGGTGTTGTTGGAGGATTAGTTGGAGCAACTGTTGGTGAAGCTGTAGGCACTACTGGAGTACAAGAATTACAATCTGTGTTTACTGATAACACAGTTGAACTACAATCTGAAATTGTGTTTACTGCTTTAATTTCCCAACATTTAGTTCCATCAAATCCTGGACTACATGAACCTCCAGTTCCTCCGCTTAATTTTAAAGCTAATCCTATAGCGTTTGTTCCAAACGTTCCATTAACGGTTACATAAGCACGTGAGCCTGGACCTGGATTATTACAATCTTCTACTTCAATATTGGTAGTAGGAGCAGCTGTTGGAGCAACTGGCGCTGTTGTTGGAGCGACCGCACATGTAGTTATAGTCTGAACAACACCTGATGAATTAATTAAATATTTATCATTTGAAGGTTGTGGTAAAAGACCTAAAGTGTTTGAAATACTATACCATTCAAAACCTCCGTTAAATACTGTAGTTTTTGAAGAGTTAGCATATAATGTATCTCCAACTATAATTTGACCAACCGTTGCTCTATCAGAGAATACAAAGTAATCTGTTCTAGCATTACAAGCCGCAGCTTCTGTATATCCTTGTTGTGGTAAACCATTAATAAACATTGATGGGTTTTCACAATCAAAACAGTTATTAAAGCTTGTTAGAGACTCAACATCAATTGTTGTAGTTTGAGTTGTAGTTACCGGACTAGAGTAACAAATATTATTATATTCAACAAAACTAGGGAAGCTAGCGGTTGTAGTAAGTTTTCTAAACACTTGCGTTGTAGACGTTTGACATTCAGTATACTCAGCGTAATCATATTGTGGTACTGCCCCACAACCACTACAACTTGAATCTATAGTGTTTAGTGTTACATTAGAATCATGATAAATAGAAGCGTCATCTACAATTTCCCAACATGTTGTGCCAGTAAATTGAGGGTTAGGACTACTAGCTGGACCTGTTATTTTTATAGAATTACCATTTGATAAAGTTGGAGCAGCTAACCCTGTTACCCTTACATAATAAAGAGGACTAGTTGTAAAACATTGTCTAATTTGAATATCTTGAAATGACGGTGCTGTTGGCGCGACTGTTGGTGCAGGTGTTGGTGCACAGTTTACAATATTAATTACTACCCCAGAAGAATTTATTAAAAACGCATAACCATTGTCTAAATCAGGATAATGACCGTTAACATTAGTTACACCATACCATTTTAAACCTCCATTCCAAATGTTACTTAAACCAACATTTGTAAATAAAACGTCGTTTACTTGTACAGAAGCAACATTAGCTCTTGAAGTATAAATAGAAACAGACGTTTGTAATAAACACGCAGCACCTGATGAACCTTGACCACTACCTTCAGTATTTGTTGAAAACAATTGAGTTCCTACCGGTGCTGCAGTCGGTGCAGGTGTTGGTGTTGGCGCTGTTGTTGGCGCAGGAGAAGGGGTAGTTGCCAAACAAGTAGCACAATCTACAAAATCAAGAAGTCCTGCAACATCATTTGTAGACGTTAATACCGTAGTTTGTGGGTTATCCCAACACTTATCATTAAATTTTACCACAACAGGAAAAGAATTTCCTGATATAATTCTAAACACTTCAGTATCACCAGTTCCAAAACAATCAGAATAAACTTTATAATCATAAGACACGGCTGGCGCAGGCGTAGGTCCAGGCGCTGTTGTTGGCGCAGGTGTTGGTAGACAAGCAGTACAATCAACATAGCTTGGTAAACTTGTTGCGTCAATAGTAGAAGTTGAACCTGTTGCTTGTGGGTTAGACCAACATATAGCGTTATAAGTTACAACGTTTGGAAAAGATTGTCCGGTTTCTACTCTAAACACTTGAGTGCTGCTACTGCTACAATCAGTATACTCCCTGTATTCAAAAGTTGCTGTACCACAAGAAGCACAATCATTAAAACTAGAAAGTCCAGAAACATCAACCGTAGAAGTCGACCCTGTTGCTTGTGGGTTTTCCCAACATAAACTATTATATTGTAAAACGTTTGGAAAAACTCCTCCAGAGACCACTCTAAATATTTGTGTATTTACTCCTCCACATTCAGTATATTCTCTATAATCATAAGACACGGCTGGCGCAGGCGTAGGTCCAGGCGTAGGTCCAGGCGTAGGTGTTGGTGCAGGAGAACAAGCTGTACAATCAACATAACTTGGTAAACCACTAACATTAATAGTTGATGTAAGTCCTGTTGACTGAGGGTTAAAATAACATATATTATTATATAAAACTGTTGCAGGAAATACTCCAGCGGTAACCACCCTAAACACTTGAGTTCCGCTTACACCGTCGCAAGCCTCATATATTCTGTAATCAAAAGAAATTGGCGCAGGGCTTGGAGATGGTGATAAACAATTTGGACAAGTTGTTTCTGCATACAAAATTCCAGATGCTTGTTGTCTATAAATTGTTTGGTCAGAATACCAGCCGTCAGGAGCAAATGTTGATAGAGCTTCGTCTAAGTATAAAGCAGTTGCATTAGAAAAACTAGCTGAGCTAAAATAATATGTTCCTGTTGTTGCTGCCATTTATAATTTTACAAAGTTAACCATTTTATTATATTGAACATCTTGAATCTCCACAACCTGAAACAATTACTGTAATTTCTCCATTATTCCCATTACCATCTGTTGCGTATAATGAAGCACAACCAGCAACCGCACCACCGCTTGAATACTGAACTTCATCTCCCACTACCACTCCAAGAGTAACATCAGACTTTAAGTATACAGCTTGCAGGCTTGTACAATCAATTCCTATAAAATAATTATAAACAGGAACAGTCGGCGCAGGTGTTGGTGCAACAGTCGGCGCAGGTGTTGGGGTAAACACACAATCACAACACGTCTCAAAATAACTTAAAGGTGAGTAACATAATTCTTGTTCATTAGACTGTCTTAAATCATATAACAAATAAAGTTTATTTCCTTGTGCAGGTAAAGTAAAATCAGCTGTATATAAATTTGGAGCTCCTGCTGAATTTATTGGCGTAGCTTCTACTGAAGCTGCTAAAAGAATATTTATATCAGTCGAGTTGTTTTGATACAAAGCATCTGTTCTTAAATATCTAAATTGATTTTCTGTAGGGTCAAACTGAAAATTATCAAAATTAATTTTGTTAGACCTCATAATAATTGTAGCTCCATTTGGAGGAATAATGTTTGAACCTTGAGCGCCTTCTAATTCTCTATATTGAGAAATAATAGGGTCGTTAGGACTAGTAGCAAAAGTAACCAAATCACTTTGTGTTGGAGATGTTATAACTGAGTCTTGCCATAAAAACTCTGTATGAGAAAACTTACCAGCATTTGCATTAGTAGTTAAAGTAACGCTATAAATACTAAACGACTCCGGCTCTGGACATTTAGTTGTAATTTGAATAGTATCGTCTACAATTGAATCACTCGAAACAATTAAAACAACCTCAGTTGGTGTTGGATTTGGCTTTGGAAACACTAAAGTTCCACTTTGATAAACAACTCCTGTTGTATATGTTACACCATCATAAACCGCATCAATAGTATAGCCAGTTCCAGAAGTTTGACCTTCCGTTTCTAAATCATCACCTCCTTCAGTAATTATTTGCTGCTCTGTTCCTTCAGTCACAATTAAATCAGTATTTTCAAATGGTATTACATAATCAATCTCTACATAATAAAGTTGGTTTTCAGGACCAATATCTTCTCCAATTTCAACACAATACACATATTCTTGTCCAGCTACAATAGTTACATTTTTAGTAACACCACAAGCCGTGCATAATTCTGTTTCAGGTTTTATAATTGTATTAGTGCTAAATACATACTCGTGCATGTAAGGGTCATAACCACCTAATTTTTGAGTTGCAGAAGCTTCGGAAAATAAATCTCTAAACCAACTTCGCATACCTTCATTAGATATGATTGTTAAGATTTCGTTTTGAGCAGACGTACCAGTTAGCTTAACAACTACGTTTCTTTTAGCGTCAGTAAAATATTTATTTTCTCCAAAAGCAGCAAAACTTTCGGGATGATTACTTATACCATACTGCTCTATCCTTGATATTTGTTGTCCTAAAACCTCCGGAACTGAAGTTACAACACCTCCTCCAGTAGAATCGGATAATAAATTTTTCCCTGCTAACACATAAGATATTTTATCTTCTTGTAAAACAAGTATATCTGTTTCTCTTGCAAATAATTTTTCTACATCACCATACGTTTCTTCAAGTGGTTTAAAATTTAATAAACCTAAATTAAATTCATTTAAACGATTTACGTTTGATTCATCATTAAAAACCCCACTATAAGTTAAATCTGCAAACCTGTGTGCAGCTTTAAATTCTTCATTTGATGTGGAGAAAACTCTATTTCCTAAATTAAAAGATGGTTCTTTTATAGAGTCTTTAATCCTATAACTTTCAACTCCATTTCCAAATGTATAACAGTTTGCAAATCCCGTGTCAATAATTGCAGGTTGAACGTTAGTTTGGTTTTGTACGTTTCCTAAATGATAATCTCCATTTATGTCAAATGATTTACTATTTTCATACCAGACATCTGGTAAAGCATCAACGGGTTTTGTTTCAAAAACATACATTGAATCTGTTCTGTATACAGTAAATGAAACTTGTAATTCAGAACGTTTGTTGGCTGTATTTGAACAAGACCTTCCACCAGAAACAAGCATATAAATTAAATTGTTACCATTTGCATCTTGATTTGATGTGTCTTCAAACATTCTAAAATAAAATATTTCTTCAGGGTCATTAGCCGTAGCTCCAAATAAATTAGCATTTGCAATCTCTGCTTTACTTGTTTTATCTGATGTATAAACATTTACAGCTCCAAGTGGAGGAGCAGCTACTGAATTAGTAGTAGAAATATATTCAGTTTCAATTTCAACTGAACCTGTAGTATCACCAATACCTTCATCCAAAGTTTGGTCAACGTTATCTCCATTAAACCAATCTATCATATTAGTATAACTTCTTGATGCTGTAAAGTCTTTTTCTAAAATATAATTTTGCCTTTGACAAGTAGACCCAACAACAGCTGAGCCTCCATTTCTCTGAAACTCAACACGCATTGTAATTCTAGTTCCTACAGGAACATCATACACATCATAAACAGGAGTTGTTGCAGATTGATTAGTAGCTGTAAAAAATGGAAATGCTACAACTGGATAAAAAGTATCTTCTCTACAAATAGCTTTTTTTTCAGGAACAGAAACAATAGCGTCGTTAGATTCAACGGCAGCAAAATTTGAAGCATTTATCTTCATGTAAGTTCCACCAAACACTTCTATTTCATTTCCTGCAGCATCAAAAACATCTATAAACCCTGATGCTTTAGGTTCTTTTTCTAAAACGGTAGCTATAGCGCATCTGCTAATTGGCCCTCTAGCATCAGATTTAACAATTAAACTATCTCCTGACTCAACTTTATTTGCGTTTTCACCATCAAGTAAAAAATAACTAGCTCCTGTGCCAGACTCTCTGTAAACAATATTACTATAAATAGTTTGATAATCAGTTGCGGTTGGTTTAATAACAAACTTATACTTTGTCGCCCAATATGGAGCAAGTTGAGTTGGCGGTATATTAACCTGAATACTATTTTTTGAAGAGGATACACTGCAAGGTAAGTTAACTGAATTTAATGGACTTACTTGTGCTGTAGACGCTCTGTTAAAGTCATCCATATAAACCATTCCTATCTCATATCCTCTGTTACTATGTAAACTTCTAGCTGTTGCAGATGATTGAAAAGTAACAGTGGCATCAGTTAGCCTATGATAAACAAATAAATAACCATTGCTTACAGGGTCTTCATAAACGGCTGCTAATATTTGTAACCCAAAAGTATTGCTATTTTCAGAGTAATCTGTTCTTATTATAGGCTGCCCTACAGTTACCGCAGGAACATCAGTAGTGCTTGTTACACCTGTTTGAATTAAGTTTGTATAATTAGAGTCAAAAGACTGCGGAAGAGCTAAGTTAAAAACATCTGTAAGTGTGTTTCCATTAGCTGCATTTGCTACAGTTTGAATTGTAGTTGGGCTACCTATTTTTTCATAAAAATCTGTGCTGTTTACTAAGTCATAAACACTATCAAAATCTTGTTGTAAAGTATAACTCCAATTAACAAAATAATTTCCAGTAGAAGCAGCTGCTGGCGGACCTCCTTGAGCTACAACAGAGGTTGAATATTGAAACCCAAAAGAAAAACTAATAACAGTACCTGTTTTTAATTTTGAACCAAATGCTACGACTGAACTCATGTCTACATTAATAACACTGTCATCAATATTTATAGGAGGAGGATTTCCTGTAGCTCCATAATCAATAGAGTACAAGCCTAAACCCTGATTTACCGGAAATGTAATTAAATCAATTTCTTCTGAAAGTAAATTTAAATTATATTGAAAGTCAACTTTTCCACCAAAAGATGTAATTAAATCATATCCTTCAAAATAATTACCATACACCAATCTGTTTCCCATCAAAGTTTGCGCTTTAGCAAGCTGAGGAACGTTGTCATATAATCTTAGTATTTCAGAATCAGGTAATACCGTAAATATTTTTCGATTAGTAAAAGGAGTGGATTCTCGTGTTTCATTAGAACCAAAACCATTTTGTTTTTTGTTTATATTTTCTATTACCTTAATAGTATTAGAGTCTGCTTCTTTAAACACTAATTGAATATCTGTTACTTTACTACTTCCAGTGTTATAGGTTATGGTTAAGGCGTTGTTTTGATTAACCATTCCTTCATTTAAGTAACTGTTTACACTAAAATTAAAGACACTAGGTGTAAACGTAGGTTCTGTAAATTGAGATATAGCTGAATATTCATTGTTTTCATATTTATACCTATAAGCAAAACACAAAAATTTATCTTGTAAATATCCATCTGTTATTGAAGAAACATAATACAGGTTAATTGTCGGCGCGCTAGTAGGCGGTTTTCTAATAACTAAAATATCATCTTTGTTAAAATCATCCACAAGTACCGCAGGTCTGGGGTCTCCATAATTTTTATTTATGTTAATTACTCTTGGAGGATTGTAATTGTCTGTAAAAAAAACTAAATTATCTATCTTATTAACTGCAGTAACTAAATATTTAGAGTTAAAATTTAGAGTAGTGTTTATTCCATTTCCATCATCTATACTAATTACATGATAAATAAGCTCACCTGTTTCAACATCAAAAGAAACAATTAAATCCAATTTACCTGTAGCTCCTTGTGTAAATGCTGGGTCATGAACAAACCAATATATAGCTAAATTAGCACCATCTTCAAAAGCTCCTATACACCTTGCTTCTGAGCTTAATGGAGTTCCATCTACATATTGTAAAGCCGTTAAAGGAACGTTACCTTTAGAGTTTTCTACAGCGCCTATTTCTGAGTCTTCAGTAGAGCCAAGCCTAACATTAAACGCATTAATATATTCACCATTTGGAACAAGCCTTTCATCAAGGCTTTTATTCATTCGGCCCGCTATAAAATTTCTTTGAATGTTTGCCATTTTATTTTAACCACTTATCTTCACCTCTAAGATTCATAAGCAATCTACTAGGGTGAATGTTACTTAATCTGATTTTAGCATTTCTTAATAAAGCTTGTTTGTTTTTTCTAGCTCTATTAATAATATACTCTTGTACTCCAAATTTACTATTTAAAATAGCATATTGTATATAAGCATATATATAATCTTCAAATAATTTATTTACACTTATTTTAGAGTCATCACCGTTTTCCATACCATCAGATATATACTGTAGTACACATTGTTGGTTTGCCATAGTGGAATCAAAATTAATAACACCAGATTTTTTATCAATAGTAAATGTAGGGTTTATATTAGCTGTTTCAGTATTTAAACCATATCTAGCTCCTATTCTGTAATTGTAAATGTCACTATCATAATTATATGCATTAGGATTTACATTTTCATCTATCTCATCATTTAAATATATACTCCTTAATGAACCGTTTTTTCTTTCTGTATCTAAAGTTGAATCAACTTCAGTTGCATTACCATCACCATCATAAGAAAATGTAGCTGTAGCAGATTGAATATAAGACACAGCTGATTGAACTTGAATATTTTCCGTTAATTCCCTTAACACGTTATCTTTTAATAAATAAAGCTTAACCCAATTAACGTAATCAGCAGGTAAAACAAATCTTAAATCGTCATATACCTGTAACTCTAAAGACTTAATTTCTTTAAATGCGTCATAGTTTAATTCTTGTATACCACGTTTTGCATGAAACAATATTTTAAATCTATTTTCATTGTTAATTAACTCATGGTTTCCAGCATATATTAATTCAAAATTATTAACTATATCTTTTAAAGTAACATATTGGTATGAACCCCAATTTTCATCCGTAGGATTTACACCATCATTAGTATAATATTTTTGTTGATTTATATAAGCCATAATTAAATATTAGTTTGATTTTGTTGTTGTTCTTCTATTTGGCCAAACTGAAATACGTCAGCCTCTCTTATTGATATTCCTGCGTATTGCAATATTTTAGCTACTAAATTATTTGTATCATCAACAGGTAATTCAAAATCTTGGTAATCTGATTGTGTTTGGTCAAACAATGGCTCACCTCCATATAATGTTACATACGTCCATTTTGGGTCTTTTGGATATCTGATGTAATGAGCTTGTATATCATTTACTCCATTAAAGGTGTTTGGATAAATAGCTATTTCATCAGCTTCTTGTGTATAAGCGGGAAATGTGGCAGAAGGTGATGTAAGTAATGAACTATTTAACATAGTAATTTTACTATGAGTGACTTTTTCAGCTTCACCTTTTAGACTACCTCCAGAAAAACACAACACTTTGTTTAACAAATAATAATCAGACCCTGTTGTAAATTGTGATGGTAAAAAATAAACGTTTTGAGTTTTTTGCGTTAAGAATGATGTGATAGAAAAAGTATCTATAACTTCTTCGTATCCTTTTTTAATATCAGCATATCCTGTCCCAGATATCCTTGCGTTCTCTTCATTTATTTGCTGATTATATCTTATAAAATATTCATCAAATATATCTAGCTGTGCTTGTTTAGCAAACAAATTAAAATCACCTGGAGATATATATCCGTAGTTATTTTTATTGATAATAGCAAGTACAGTATTTCTTACAGAGTTTATCATTTGAAAATCTTTTTACAAAGATACATAAAATAAAAAAGCACCCTGATTTGGGTGCTTTCCTGTCGATAGTAAAGGAAGGATTATATTATTAGTTCCAAGCTAATCCAGTTACAACGTTA